CGAGGCTCTGAAGGAATCCCGTGACATCCGCAGACCACGCGCCCCACGCATCGGCGTTCGTCTTGAGCCGTTCGTTCAGTTCATCGAGCGCGAGCGCCGCCTGAGTCGCGGTTTCAATCGTGGCCTGTGCGCCCTCTTCGGTGGACACGGAAGCATCTTCTGCGGCTTGCTGTTGCGCCGCGAGTGCGGCTTCGACTTCCGCGATCACCTTCGCGGCCTGCTCGGGGTTGTTTCGTCCCACACCCTGCGTGAGCTTCACCCACAGCGCCTCGCCAGCATCCCCGAGCGCGAGGAGTTGCTGATGCAGCGCATCAAATCCGCCCATGCTGTCCGCGAAGTCCACCACGGCATCGCGGCCCTTGTTGCGGTCGAGCGCATTCCAGATCGACTTGATCGCGTTGACCGCCGCCATTGCCGCCGAGACGATCCCCATGATCCCCGTCGCCATGCCCGCGAGTCCGGCCATCGTCTCGCCGGACTTCATCGCAGCCATACCAGACTTCAGCGTGTCAACGGACTTCTTCGCAGCCGACAGTGAGCCGATCAGCGTGGCGAGCCCGCCCGCAATCGCGCCCAGCGATCCGCCAGCAATCTGCGAGAGGTCCGCGAATGATCGCGCGAGCGCATCGAGGTCAACCGTGACCATTTCGACCTTCGGGATCACGATGTCAATCTGCTGCCCGACCTTCGACCCGAACGGAATCCCCTCGATGACTTTCAGCGAATACCCGAAGTCCGCAAACTGCGGGATCACGCTCAGGGGAATCTCGGCCCCGAGCCGCTTGATAACCGGGATCATCTCGTTCGTGACCGTCAGGTGGAAGAGTTCGGTTTCCTTCTTGAGCGCCTTGGTCGCCTCTGCGTGCGTCGTGACGGATGCCGCCGCAGCCGCATGGACGGGCGGCAGGGTCAGGTTAACGTCGTGTGATTCCTTCGTGGCCTTGTTCAGATCGATCAGGTGTTGTGTCGCCGCGCCGATCCCGTTGGCCGCTACATCTGCCGCGAACGTCGCCAACTCCGTGAAGCTCGACGTGACTTTCTTGACGGCATCCGGCACCTTCATCAGATCGGCAATCAGGGTGCCGCTGATGATCGTGATCTTGTTCCCGACCTTCGCCCACGCATCCTGCGCCGCCTCCAGGTCGCGGATCGTGTCGGCGGACATCTTATCGGTCGAGTCGGCCAGCCCGCGAAATCCTTCCTTGATACCAGGGAGCAGATCGGCCGCACCCTTGCCGAAGAGTTGCATGGCAACATCGGCCTGCGTCATCGGATCGGGGATGCGCTGGATCGCGTCGGAGATAGCGAGGAAGGCATCCTCGGGCTTGAGCGCGCGGATCGTGTTGAACTCCAGCCCCGCGTCCTTCAACGCCTGAACGGTAGCCTTGTCGCCACCCGCAAGATTCATGTTCATCTTGTTGATGGCGGTGCCGACCGAATCGAGACTCGCTCCGCTCTGTTCCGCCGCGAACTTGAACCCCTGCACGGCATCCGTCGAGATGCCCAGCTTCTCGCTCATGTCGTGGATTTCGCTGGCGGCATCGAAGACCTTCCGCCCGAAATTCACGACCGCGCCGACCGACAACGCCACGCCGAACGCACCGAGCAGTCCAGTGGCCTTGCTGAACACCCCCGACATGCTGCTCGTGGACTTCTCGACCTGTGCCGTCGCATCGCGGAGCTTCAGCATGTCCGGCGGGGCTTCGCGCCCGAGCACCTGATACTTCGTGATCGCTTCGGTGAGCGTGGCGTTGACGCGCCGCTGTTCAGCCTCGGTGAGCTTCGATGCGCCGCCGATGTCGTTGATGGTCTTGACCATCGCGTTGCCGTCCGCGATGAGCCGCGAGCCATCGAAGCCGTTCGCCATCTTCTGCATGGCCTGCTTCGTCGTCTCAAGCTGCGCCTTCATCTCGGCCATGTTGGCCTTGAAGTCGGCCATATTCGCCGCGATACGGAAGGCAAGAGCGACAGGTGCGGCCATCTATTCCCCCAACCCCGAATCCGTTGCAGCGTCACGCATCGCGTCGAGCAGTCGCCGCTCGTGCCCACCCTGCTCCAGCACCAGCGAGGCATAGAAGAACGGCCGTGGAGCCGTGCGCGCGAAGTTCTTGCGCTTGCCTGCGCGCGTGCCCTTCTCCAACCACAGCGGGAGATTCGGCATCCGAGCATTGTCCGAGAGGATCACGTACCCGTTGCCGTCATACGCGGGTTGGCTCGTGATGCCCGCCACGGTCTGGCCGCTCGACTGCCCCGACAACTGCCGCGCCAGCCGTGCCTTCATCTCGCGCACCGCGCTCTCGGCCGTGGTCTTGCACGCGGCATTGACACGAACCCGCAACGCCACGGGCATGGCGGTGATCGCCTGCTCCAGCGCCGTCAGGTCCATGTCTACCGTGATCGAATCAGCCACGTTTCGCTAGCGCCTCGCCCGCAATCTGAAACACCATCTCCCGCACCGTGTTGAGCATCGGCCGGTCCGTTGGTAGCTCGCTCTTGTCCTTTACGCCCCGGTAGTAGCGATAGGCCTTCACGTAGGCTCGCGCTTCCAGCACATCATCGAGATACCCGACCGGCTGCCGCCGCATTTCCGCCGCGATCTCTGACGGCGTGCGCCCTGGGAACACCTCCATAAGCAGCGCCATCGAGAGTTCATCGGGGTACGGCCCGTCACCGTCTAGCGCGACGTGACAGACCTTTAGGCGTTTTTTGTGTCGGCCTCGCGCTCGGCTGCGTCCATGAACAGCGCCGGTTTGGTCAGCCGCATCACTTCACGCGCACAGAACTCGATCTCCTCTTCGCTGAGGTCATCGACCCATGCCGGTGTGATCGGCTGCTCGTCGTACGCCTTCACGCCCGCCTCGATGAGCGTCCGCCTGTCCAACCCGTTCAGCGGATCGGCCTTGACCTTCTCGACCGCTGCCGCCGTGTCCGTGTCGCCGGACTTGTCGAACAACTGCTGGATGTCCTTCTGGACCTGCGCGCCGCCGCGCTCCTGCACGTCCGCGATAACCTGAGCGAAGAACGCCTTGCGAGCCTTCTCCAGCTTCCAGCCGTTGAGTTTGATGATGGTGACGGAGTGCGGAGGATCGAACGGAATCGGTACGACGACAGGAACACGAATAGCCATGACACCCTCCAGAGGGCAGGGGCGCGCCCCAGCATCATCGCCAGGGCGGGACCGCTGCCGCGTGAACTACCGAACTACGACCAGGCGCCGTCGAACCCGGTCGTGCCTTGCGCCGGACGGAACGTCGAGGCGTAGCGCGTGAGCTTGCCGTTGCTCACGAGGATTTCCGTCTTGACCAGGTGATAGTGCCCGCTCCACGTCGCGCCCGTCGCGGCGAGGATGGACACGAGCCGGCCGACCGACCCCACGGCCTTGTCGCCGGCCACCTGCTTCAGCACGGTCCACGAGCCGACATCGGCGGTCGTGTCGTAGAGGCCCGAGATCACCAGGTCAGGGCTCTTGTCCATGCCGACCGGCGTGGACCCTTCGGCCGTGGAGCCGAACGGGTTGCTCTGCTCGGTGATGGTTTCGAGCGCCATCCCGGAAATCGAATCGACGTACGGGGTGATGATCTTCGCCGCCCCACCGGGCGAGGCGTCCACCGTCACCGTAGTCACTGTGCTTGAGAATTTCGCCATGCGTCCCCGCCTTCGTGCTCGCGGAATTGCGAGCGGTTGCGATGAAGGCGGCCACGCGCGACGGCTGATGCCGTGAGGCGAGGCGGGCTTGTTTACCGATGATCCCTAGTGCGCGACTCCCTGTGCGTGCAGTGCTTTCCGTGTCTCCACCCAACTGTCCAGCGCCTTACGTAACCCGACGACGTTGCGATACGCAGTCAGCCCGTGGTGCTGCTCGAGCGGACTCTCCTCGGTGTCCAGATGGAACTTGATCGCGCGTTCTGTCGCGGAGGCAAACGCGAGCGCCGCCGCAAGGTCCGTGTCATCCACGGGCACACCCCACGAACCGCGTGAGCGAGCCCGCCCCGGTCACGTCGTCATAGACCGCGAGATAGCGCCGCACCTGCGTCGTCGCCGTCGCGGTCGCCACGCGCTGCGCCGTGCTGTAATCCGTCGTCGTGTCCGCGAACGTCACCAGGTCGGCCCACACCGAGCCGTCCACGGAGTGCTTGATCTTACCCACGTAGCCGGTGAATCCACTCCCCGCCGTGATCTGCAAGTACCCCGCGCCGCCCGTGGGCTGCGACACCACGACGAAGTACCCGCCCGTGCCGTCGTTCGTCACGTCCACGGGAATCGAGAACGACGTCGCATCGATGACGGTGACGGTGTGCCCGACGTACTGCCACGCGCCCGCGCCGGAGTCGTTGATGTCCGGCGTGATCCCGCCCACCATGCCGAAGATCGCAATCACGTCCCCGCTCGTCAGATTGTGATCGTCGGGACAGGTGATGATAGAGGTCGCGCCCGCTTCCACACTCGCCCCGGTGATCGGATGCCGTTCGGCCGTGGGATCGTCGGCCGCGTCATACGGCGCCAGGTGCGTATCCCCATCTCCGGTGATCGCCCCGAGCGGCGCGAGGATCACGGCGTTCTCGTCCGCCTTGCCGGTGACTTGGTACCCGACATTCGCACGCGTCAGTTTGCCGTTGCTGTCGAGCACTTCGTACTTCTGGCTGTAGACGCCTTCGTAGCCGGTGAAGTGGTTGCCTGCGGTCTGCCCTTCGTTGAACACGCACACCACGCGCGGAGTCGCCGCTGGGGTGTCGGACAGTCCGCTGTCCGCGACTCCAGCGTGCAACGCATCGACGGCCTCATCGAAGTACCCGCCGCCGACAGTCAACATCCCTTTGGTCATGTTGACCGGGGTGTGAGCTTCAGCGGTTGCGCCGAGCGGGTTCGACTGCTCGGTAACGGACTCATTGGAGCGGCTGATGCTCTCGGTGAGCAGGGCCGTAAGGTTGTAGCCATCCACGAGGAGGCCGACTGACGCGGAGGCAAATTTGCTCATAACGCCCGTTCCTTTGGAAACTCAAACGCACAGTCCGCGCACGTCACTTCGCGCCACGGCCCCATCCCCGACGTTTCCCGGCGATCCGGCCCCGCGCCACACTGCGGACACTTCGCATCCCGCGGTAGTCGCGCCGGTTGCCCATTCGGACCCACGATCACGGGCGGATTGAACAGCTCGCTCATGCCTCGACCCACACCGTGTACAGGCTCACCACTTCGTGAACCTTGACCCCGTGGAGCTCCTCGCTCGGAAACGCCTGCGTCTCGTGGTACACCACGGTCCCACACTGCGCGAACCCCGTCACCGTCAACGCGGCGTCCTTCAAGAGCGTCACGATCTGGCGGTTGATCTCGGAGGCTTCCGCCCCAGAGCCTTCATCGCTGAAGGTGTGGATTCTCACGTCCACTTGCGGCATGTTCCCCGTCCCCAATCCGCGCACGTCCGACTCGCCCGCAATCTCGATCAGCACGAGCGGTCGAGGCGTGTCCTGCGGGATCGAGTCGTAGCATCTGCCGCCAATCGCCGCCTGTAACGTCGCGTCCTGCAACACGCCGAAGATGGACTCACCGAGCGGGTTCGCGGCGGTCAGGCTCATACTGGAACCTTCGCCACATCCACGAGTTGATACGTGCGCCCATCACCGTCCGGCAGCACGCCAGCAATCTGCAAAGTCTGCTGTGCCGACCCCGCCGGCCAACTCGGCGTCCACTGACACCGCATGGTCAGCGCGAGGTCGTTCCGCGAGCGCACGCGGAACCGATAGAGCGTGTCGCTCTGGATCGCGGCCATCTGCAATCGCTCGCTCGACCGAATCGGGATCAACTCCGCGCAGATCGTCGTCAGTTCGCGCCAGTAGTCGTTGCCGATTCCGCCCTGAGCATTTGAGGCGTAAACCGCCGTGATGGTCCCTGTCGCGGGCGTCGTGAGCGTGCCGTTCACCGTGTAGGTGAACGTCGTCGGGGCCGTCACCGTCACCTTGACCTTGCCGTTGTAGCCACTCGGTGTGGCCCCCGCGATCGTCACGTAATCCGTGGACGCGAACCCATGCGCCGTCAACGTCGTCACCGAGGCGGTCGTACTGCTGCGCGTGATGCTCACCACGCTAATCGCGGGCGCGTCGTTCCGCTGAATCATGAGCCGTTCGCGGAGTCGGCCGCTACTCATAAGTTCTGCACCAGCACGCGAAAGCTGCGCTCTTTTGTCTGCGCCGGAGTCTCGCTGGTGACGATCTTATTGGCTACTTCGTAGAGTTGCCCCAGCGTGCCCGCCGACAGTCGTATAGATGTCTTACGCCCACCCGTGAGAATCGACGCCTGGTCCTGCGTCAACGCCGTGTCTGCGGTTGCAGGGGAGATAGCCGTGATCGTCCAGGTGCTTGTTGAGACAGTCACCGCATCGGCAAGATTCTGCGCGCCCCAATCGGCGGTGAATAATTTCACGTCCGCGGGATCTTTCACGACGAGCCCGCCTTCGCTGAGAGTGATTGCGCTCATGCAGACACCCGGAAGACGACATCATCAGCAGATGGTTGAAAGACCACATCATCAGCAGCCATTTGCACAACCACATCAGCCGCAGCCATTTGCACAACCACATCAGCCGCACGCAGCGCCGCCCATCCATGCGTAACGGCTGCCCCGCCAACAACCACACCGCCTGAGCCCACCACGCTGACCCCGCGCGTGATGGTCGCTGCCCCACCGCCGGTGGCCATACCGCCGCTGCCCGTGACTCGCACGCCTCTGCGGATCGTCGCGGCGCCACCCATGACTAGCCCGCCACGCGAGGCCGCGAGTCTCAGGCCGTAGTGCGCCGCGACCTGCTGGGCGGTGAGAGCGATGGGATAAAGGGCAACTTCGTCCAGCACTCCTGAAAGGTAACCAGCTGCTCCCCGGCCGGAGATGATGACGGCCTCAGTGCTTGCGATAGGATTCATTGCCGAAAAGAGTTTGTCGTCCTTCTGGATGCCGTTCACGTAAACCAGCATGTGTTTTGTCGTAATGTTGCGGGTGATCACGGCGTGCTGCATAACATTCGGGGAGAGCGCGCTAACGGGCTCGAAGCCAATGTTTCCGCCGCCACAATAAAAGTTAAAGTCTCCATGGGATTCGATGACAAGGTAATACTCTTTGCCAGCGCCAGCCCCCTTACAGATAACTACCGGCCGCGTGCTTCCCCATGTTCCGTTGATCCAGAACTCAATCGTAAGATCACCCACGATTTTCAACGGCACCGCATCCGCGACTGTGACCTTTCCGCTCGATCCGTCAAACAGCGCCGCCGTATCCCCGTCCGCAATCGCTCCAGCCTGCCCAAGCGTCACGCCACCAACCACGGTGCCCGTGTGCCCGCCTGCGAGGTCTGCGACAGTGCCTGAACCGACAGCATCCCCCAGTCGCCAGTACCCCACCGCCCCGTCCCGCAGAACGCGGTCCCGGTAGAGTTCGCCGCCGACGATGCTCTGGCTGATGCTCATCAGTCGCTCGTCACCGAACCGAGGGTGATCTTTGGCGTCACGATGCACGTGTCGCCGTTGTTCGCTGGTGTGAAAGATGCTGCCAATGGTTCTGCCTCCACCAGCGCGCCGTCGGCATGGGTGATGTAGTACCCCAGCACGGCAGGATTCGTCGTGAGAGCCCCCGAAAATGTGAACGTCTGCGCGGGCTGCTCACTCGACGTCGGACTTCCGCCCGTCGTCGTCCAGTTCCCCGCCGTCAGCGCAATCGCTGCGTAGCCGCCGCCTGTGGCTTCTGTCAGGTGCGCCACCACAGTATCTTTCGACAGCGCTGGGCTGATGACCGTATACAGGCGCAGCGTCAGCGCCGTCGCTGGCGTCTTGCCAGTCGCTGCATCAATCAGAATCACTTCCCCGCCGTTTGGCACCACTAAGCTCATGCCATCCCCCCGAGACAATACTGGCCGATCAGTGCGGCGTAGGTGGCTTGCAACGTCGCCAGCGCCGCCGCCTCACCGCTTCGCGCCGCGTCGTAGAGGATTTGCACTTGAATCTGCAACGCGATCATGAGCGGAGTCGGCACCGCTGCCGCATCGACATACCCGACCACGCAGCGGATCGCAATCGGGGCCATATACCGCAACCCCGAGGGCCACACCCCGCCATTCGTGCGCCCGATGCGCGGAGGCATCGAGGCCGTATCTACCTGATAGTTCGACGCCGCCAACACCGAGGCGGTGCCGTCAAGGTCCGTCGTCGTGATGCTCGTCACCGACGCCAGCGGAGCCACCGGCAACACGATGTCGTCCCACGGGAACCCGTCCAGCGTCACGTCCACCGTCTGCGGCATCAGCGACAATCCGGTGTCATGCTCGACCGTCATGCGCGCCGCCTGGATCAGTCCGGCTATCAGCGTATCGTCTACGGTGTCCGTCTGCCGGAGCCAGTTTTTCGCCAGCGTCAGCGAGACAGGTTCACCCGCCGGCTTCGTGACTTGCACGATCCCGAAATGCGGAAGTCTGCTGCGTCGGGCCGAGACGCTCCAGAACGGCGGCTCCACAAACGAGGTCATCGCTTGTTCTTTCTCCGATACGTCCCCGTGGTAAACGAGTTGGGCGGTAGCGTGGCCTGGACCTCTTCACACTTCAACGGGACAGAGGTACGCGCCACCGCCGCGTCACGGGCAGGAGTCTGGACCGAGAGAATCGGCCCAACTCCCGCCGTGCAAGTCGTGTGCGCGGCCCCGCAAATAGGGCACGCGCCTGGATCACGACGCCAGCCCATTCCTAGGCCGCTTCCATCGCGTAGGTCAGGATCACGTCGATCCCGGTACAGGTCGCCAGATCGCCAGCGAGCGGATAGTTGTCCGTCGCCAGCACGACCGCCGTGCCCGCGTCGAGCGGCGTGAACGACGCGCCATCGGCGAGGACCGTCATGTTGCTGATCCCCATGTGCGCGACCACGCTCTGCCCGAGCGCCGCGATGATGCCCACCAGCGGCCGCACCGTCGCTGCGCCGCGCGTGCCGATGATGTCCACTGAGGTCGCCGTGGCCGTCGCGCCGCCGTAGGCGATCAGCACCGCGTCGATGATCCGGTAGGCGTAGCCGTTGACCGCTGGCAAGAGTTCCTTGCCGGTCGTGGCGTTGATTTCCGCCAGCGTGGCCCGCACGCGCTTGGTCTGCGCGTAGACCGTGAGAGCTTCGATTGACATGTGTCTAACTCCTTCGTCACGAGAGAAATGGATGCGGCGCGCCCATCATGGACGCGCCGCGGATGTTCACTTCCAGCCGCTAACCAGCCGGGCTGCCGATCTCGAAGATGCCGCTCGTGCCAGCCCCAGAGGCGTCCGGCGTCATGTTGCCGGTCCACACGTCGCCCGTGCCGCCGACAACATCCGGCGTGTTGAAGTTGGCCGTCGCCACCTGGAGCACGTTGCCGTAAACGATGTTGTTCGCGCCGTTCGCCCCGGCGCCCTTCGTGTCCAGCACCGTCGTTGAGGTCGGTGTGCCTCCATCGTCGAACACGTTGGCCGAGATCACCCACTGATTGCAGCTCACGTAGAACCCGTTCGCGCAACCACCGATGATGTTGTCGCGGAAGGTGCCACGGAGCGGATTGGCGATCCCGGACCCGGCCACACCCTTCACGGCGTGCCCGGTCAGGTCATGGAAGCGATTCCCTTCGATCAGCACATTGGACACTTCCACGACGTGAATACCGTCCAGCCCTGACGCGAACCGGCAGCCACGAACCACCGAGTGAGACGCATCACGCTCGGCATCGCCCGCCCCGTTGTTGCGGAACAACACCAGACAGGCATGATCCGTTGGTCCAGCAAACAGGATATTCTCGAACCGCCAGCCCTGTTGGATCACTTTGCACAGTGCCGCCGTTGTCGCGCCAACAGCCGGCGTGGTCCACGTCGCCGCCGCGTACTGTCCACCGGTCGGCGTGGCGTCCGCATGGTGCGGGCGGTTGCCACTCCCCACCACCGACACGTCGAAGATGTTGACCGGCGTCACGAGCTGTTCGCGGACCTTGCCGCGCATGTAGATGACCGCGCCGTTCGTCACGACGGCGAAGGCTTCCGCCATCGTCTTGTAGGCATCGCCCCAGCCACGGCCGCTGCCGCTGGCCGCGATGTTGGTGTCGACGTAATACGCCTCCACCTGTGGATCGGCGTCGATGGACAGGTACTGATTGTCCGCCGCGCTATAGCGAGAAGGTGTCTGTGACATGGCTTTTCTCCTTTCCTTCTCGCGGTTACACGAGACCCGTGATGGTTCCGAACGCCGCCGGACGGTAGACCGCCAGCGCCAGCCGTTCCTCGGCGCGAATCGCGATGAGGTTGCGGACGAAGAAGTCCGAATGGCTGTTGCTTGCTTCGACGCGGACCCCGCCATGCCGGAACACCTGCGCCGCCGAGTTGAACGCCCCGACGAGCGCCGTATTGGCGACGATGCTCGGCGTTACGACCACCGGCAGCCCCCAGAGCACCGGCACCTGTGGACCCGCGAACGGGCCGGAGCCGAGGTAGTTGCCGGTCGAGTCCTTCGTGAGCTGCGTGGTCTGCCAGTTCGCCGGGTTCATGATCGTCCCGGTCGGCATGACGAAGGAGGCGTTAAACACCTTCATCATTTCCTTGAACACCGCGTCCGCGTTCGAGTCGGCGCCGCGCGGCTGTGCCGCGGTCAGTCCGCTGCGCTGCAACAGCCCCTGGATGTCCGGCGCGGTGCCGCTGCCGTTCAAGAGCTTATCCT